AGTGTTCCCTCCCATCTTGTTCTTAAATTATCTATCTCTTTCCAATAGATTTGTTTTTCTTCTTCTGTCTTATATCTTTTTACAGGTGGCAAACCAAGATACTTTACTGTTGGATCTTCCCATCCATAGAAATCATATCGTAAGGATTTTTCTTCATCCATTTGCTCTACTTGTCTTGCTGCCCATTTCTGTGCATTCATTCTCTCTGACTCTGATAAAGATCCACCCCAAAGCAACCAGCTAACAACTCCGGGAGGTGGCTCGGAAATTCTACCTGCTATGTAATCTTTTGCTCTATCACTTTCTAAATCTACTTCATGTCTTGCAAACCAAGCTGACATTCTTCTTGCCTTATCATCAGATATTTCTCCATTTGCCATTCTTCTTGCCTCTCGGATTGTTCTTTCTACTAAACCATCTCCTGCAAACTCAAGAAGATCTAACCCTCTTTGTGCATTTTTTTGTATGTAAGTTGGTACATTATCTATTGCTTTTTTTCTTCTTCTAGGTTTCTTTGGTTTCTTTGGCTTTCCATATTTCTCATCAGAGGCATCTGGATGATCCTCTGGTAATAAATCTGTATCAAAAGGAGATCGTGGAAACTTACCTGTTTTCAGAGCTTTTAGAAAAGCATTTACTCTAGCCATTGCCCATTGATCTGCTGATGTTACATTACCTCTTACTGATCCGGGATTTGTTCTATAAGCTCCAACTCCTCTTTCAAAAACTTTTCTTAGCATTCCCATTGTTGCTCTGTACTTTGGAGAATCAGCATTGTGCTCTTCCATTTTTTTCTTAAGAGCTTTCTCAACTCTATCGGATAGTTGCTTTTCTTCTTGGTCTATTGCTGCAATCACTCTTAGCTTTGAAACTTCAACCTCAACAACTCTATCTGTTCTCTGATGTCCTCCATCTTCTAAGATTGCCCATACTCTTATGTTTGCTGTTTCTTCATTTTGATTCAAAGACTCTATGACACCATGAATTGTACTTGGAGGATCAGGATCTTTGTTGATAGACCACGAAACAGAATCCCCTACTTTCAAATCTCCAAACATAGCCTTATATCTTTCAATCTGTCTTAATCTTCTTTGTGCCTCTGCTCTCGTGTCATAACAGCCAAACTTTCTATCTCCATCTTTTGAATATACACAATATCTACCATCTTCTTTCTTTATCTTCTTTTGTTCAAGCCAAGAGATGTGAACTCTCTCGCCATCTTCAAGAATGATGTAGGTATCATCATATTCTTCATCTTTCTTTCCAGACTTGTTTTCTTCAAACTGATCTGCATCAGGAACGCCTGTTGGTACTTGACCTGCAAACACTCTTGGCTCTGATCCATCTGCTGGAACTTCAACCTGTTGTATGCCTCTCAAGTACACATCCATGTTTGGATCTTCCGAAGAAAATCCTGTTGCTTTTCTTGCCTCTGCTATTGTTACGAAACCTGCTTGTAAACCCTTTACAACCTTATCCATTTCTAATGCCTCATCAGATTGTAAAGCTCTCACATCAGATAGATCGTACATCATTGAATAATTCAACTCATCTGTAAAATCAGCGAGTAATAGTTGATTTGTAAGATCCTGTGCAACATTCTTCCACATTGGGATCAGTTTTTGTTCTGTAAAGAAGTTTCTTAGCTCACTTACATTTGCATAAGTGCTTGATGCAAGACCAGCTCCAAGTCCAGCTAATATTGCTGGAATACCAAGAACTGCTGATATTCTCTCTTCATTAACATGCCTCAAACTACCTATCTCTAAATCTTTTGGAGAAAAAGAAAGTGTTTGTACATCAATCTCTCCACCTGATACAACTAGAGGTTTACCTCTGTTCTCTCCACCAAATCTTCTACCGAATACCTCTGCAATGTTTTCTGCCTCTTCTCCTGACATTGATAGATCGTTCTTTGGAGATATAACTACTCCCGGAACACCCATATTTTTTACAAGAGCTGATGCCATTTGACTTGCAGCACTATCTCCAAGTATTTCTACCATTACTGATCTAAGTGGAGCTAGTCCTCTTCTGTGATTTCTAGGATCTATCCTCTCTCTAATATGTATCATGTCCTCTCTTGGAATATACATATTTTGACCTTTTTGCTTGTATTCGTAATGTGTAATCAGTTCTTCTTTTGTTCCTTTTACATCAACTTGTTCTGGAATCAAAGGATATAACTGAACTACATCTCCTGCCTCACTTCTTAACTTCAAGATAAAGGCATCTCCTGCCACAGACACAGATGCAACAATATATTGATTAAGTAAGTTACCACTCATGTATGGAGATGGTTTCTTCATAAGCATTGATGCAGGATGATTTAATACTTGTTCTTTACCATCAGTTGTTTCTTCATAGACTTCTAATGGTGGCTCTGAAAACGCTGTACCTAGAACATTCAAACAAGCAAGTGCAGCAGAGTTACCCTCTGGGCTCATCTGATCTACACCACTAAAAAAACCTATATCTGTATTGAAAGGAAAAACAACCTGATTGTTTGGGAAACTGCTGTATGCCTTTGTTTCTTGTTCTCCCTGTTGCCTGAAAAAATCTCTAATATTATCTGTTAATCCCAATTAGATTACACTCCATTTTGTCTTTCTTACAATACCATGCCTAGCTGCGTAAGCTAACGCATCCACCTGATCATCATGTGTACCAGAACTCGGAAAGCTCGTAAGTTCTTTCTCAAATTCTACTAACCATTTGGCGTTTTTCAAAAAGTAGATCGTGCCATTTTCTACTCCTGCTGCTGCTGGTACAGCTCTAGCTGTCTTTGATTTATCTGCTTTGAGATTCTTTATAGGTAGCCCCTGCCTCCTAGCCATCTGAATAATACCTAGTCCAAAAGAAGAATCCTCAACACCAAGCCATGCAAGATCAAACTTTTGTATTGTATATTCTATTCTTGGCACTAAATCAGGAGCAGCTAGTCTATCCCGGTATATATCCATTATCAACATCTTGCCATCAGGTGTAGTACCTACAACCATGATTACAGAATAATCAGCAGTTTCTTTCTGTGATAAAGCTGTGTCCATAGTTCCAAAGAAAGATAGATCAGAATGTTTATATACCTCTCCATCAACTAAATACTCTGGATCTTCAGAGTTTGGATGTAAAATCTCAAAATATCTAAACCATTCTCTCTTAAACATATTGCCAACCTCTGTAAACTCTGCAAGAAACTCTTGAGCAAAAACTAACGATCCAAGTTCTTCTTTTGCTAAGGCTAGTTCTTTCTTATCTATTTTTGGGCTGTTTTCTGTTGGATAATGAAATACTGCCCAATCATCTCTACGCTTTGCATTTTCAAAGAGATCATAAAACCAATTCACTCCATTAGGTGTAGTAATCATAAGACTCTTACCTAGATTATCAGAGAGTATTGGTCGTACTGTATCCCATGTTTCTTTATCCATATAAGCAACCTCATCAAAGATAATCAAAGAAATACCACCTGCACCCCTCAATGATTCAGGTTTATTAGCTGATTTGATTTGTATAGATCCACCATTTTTCAAAACTATTCTTTTTTCTACCTCCCTTACTTCTGCATATTCTTCCGGGAGTTGTCTTATCAAAGATTTGATATTGAGCCATGCCTCTAAACTCTGTGGATACACAGGAAAGATAACCCATACTTTATTTTTCTTAAGTGCTTGATCTAGTGCTGCCACGAGAGAGAGTGTAGATTTACCCCATCTTCTTCCACATACAGCAATAACATGTCTATTTTCATTGAGAGCTTTTATTACTTCTACTTGTCCAGAATGTAGATCAGGTGGATTGGCATCAATAGTCTTGATCGCCATCTTGTTCCCAATCCCATTTGAAGTTTATCTGTGGATATTCAACATTTGTAACCTGTACTTGAGGATTACCAAAACCATAAATTTGAGCAAGTATCTTATAACAAACATCAAGTATTCCCTTAAGTTCTGTTGGATTCATACTTGCTAGATCCTTTTCGTTTATTTCGTTTATTATTTTAAAAATAACAGGCTTGATCTGTTCTGATAAATCTCTAGCTGTTTCTCCTACTTGAGCTAAAACAGTTGATATTATTTGCTCATTCAGCATTTTATTTATTGCAAATATTCTATCTTTCCATCCATTCTTAGCTGAAATCTGTTGTATTCGCCTCTCTGTAATCCCGAAGTTTTCCGAAACTTTCTTGTATGTTCTTGATGCACCTATATCTAAATAATATTGAAATCTTTTGAAATCTATGTTTGATTCGCCTACCTGTTGTTGATGAGGTAATGCTAAGTGCATATCATCTATGTAATCCATAAGATAACTATAACTTATCTACATTCAAACTTATGAATTATTCTTTAGCAAAGTTTTATTCAGATTTGAAATGATAAAAATATGTTTCTCCTATATTATATTTTTTTGTTTCTGTGTGGAATCTTGAACATAAAAAAGGTATTAAGACTTCATATAGTTTTCCTACTTGTACTTTTTCTCCAGCGTGTTCAATTTTTACAGGAGAATCATATTTTACATATCCAGCTTTTATCATACATTTAAAACAACCCACTCCTCTTTCTGTGTCTAAATTATGAGCTGAATCTTTATATCTAGTTTTAAATGATGTGCCACAGATAGCCTTTACATAAAATGGATGATAGTCATCTTCAAAGCTAACTTCATCTAGTATATGTGTTTTACCACTATGACTATTATTATCTCCAAACCAATGAATATCGTTTGATCTTAGTGTTTTATATGGCTTTGGTTTCATTTTCTCCCCTACTTATATTCTCTCTGAACTTTTTATATATTTCCGGTTTTTTTGCCTATATATATATTCTGTCTGAACTTTTTTGATTTTGGCGGTCAAAAATAAATTTTTTTTAGAAATACACTATATATTGTGTCTATTTGTAAGATTTACAATGAAATGCACATCCACAGCATATATAATTACATTTACACATTTTTACGAAAACTGATCGTTAAAAGCCATATTGTAAGTGTAATAATCAACCCTACGCCTGTTATCGCAGCAGCTTTTCCGGAAAGTGTCAAATAAGAAATCACAAGCCCCAAGATTGTCCAGCTCAAAGCTAATGTTTCCCTAATCGCCTCAACTAACCATTTCCACATCTTTTCTATCATCCTGTTCTCCTCGTTACCATACTAAACATACTTGCTATTCTTGTTAAAACTACCGGGATCAAAACTTCTTGGGATTTTTGTTTTTGTGATTCAGGCATGGAAGTTATCTCTGCAAAACTTATCTCTGTTAAATCAACATCAAGCAAAGTTCCAATAGGATCTGATAATAGCTGTTCTGCCCTAAGCTCACTCTGAACATCAGCTAAATTGTAAGGCTGCAAAGAGCTTTCTGCATTTTCTATTGCTCTCTCAACATATTCCTCAACTGCTTGTTTTACAACCTCATCTGTTTCAACTAATTCTGCATAGATCTCTACATCTTCTGCCTCAACATTTAAAACCTCTGCAACGCTTTGTACTTCTTTTTCTGTTAAATCTTCAATAACTTCTGTGCTAACAACCTCTGTAACAACTGCTTGAACTATCTTTTGTGTTTGTGTATCTGCTACTTCAAGACTCTCAACCGAAACTTCTGCTACTTGTTCAACAACTGTTGTTAATTCTTCCACAGTCAAAGACTCAACAAACTCCTCTACAACCTCTTCTAGCTCTTCTTCATAGATAATCTGTTCTTCTTCACTAAGATTATCTAACTCCTCCTGCTCAAGTATTTCAATATCATTTTCCTCAAAAACTGTTTCTAATTCCTCAACATCTACAACTTCTTCTATGATTTCCTCAACAACCTCAACTAAGATAATCTCTTCCTCAAGTGTTAGATCTTCTTTTTCCTTATCTTTGATTTCTTCATATTCTTCTTTTGTTATTTCTTCAGGCAAAATCTCTTCAAGTATCTCTTCTTCTATATCTTCAATGATTTCTTCCTCAATAAATTCTTCTTCTATCTCTTCAAACTCTGTATCCCAATCATCAAACTTTTCTTCTTTTTCCGGGATCTGTATATCTTCAAGCTCTAAATTTATGTCTAAATCTTCCAAATCTTCAATAATAATTATCTCTACCTCTTCAAAATCTTCCAAAAACTCTTCAACTTCAATGATGGTATCAATGAACTCTTCAATTTCCTCTTCATCTTCAAAAGTAAATATTTCAATCTCTTCTGTATATTCAAGCCTTTTGACATCTCTTTCCATTTCATCTTCATCTGGAATGATAGATATTTCATCATCTCCCTCAAAAAATTCATCTCCGATTTCAATTTCCTCTTCATTGTCTATGCCCTCTTCTGCCTCTCTTCTTTCTCTTTGTGCATCTGTTTCCCTAATTCCTGTTTCAAGAAAATTTTGATCTCGCTGATTATCTCTTTCCACAGTTCCATCTTCTATTTCGTGTTTCTGATATTCAGCCTCTTCTCCTGAATCTAATATTACTACAAAAACTTCAGGCTCTGGCTCTGGCTCTGGCTCTGGATCTGGTGGTGGAGGAATATAAATTGTTGTAGTGGTTGTAGTAGTAGTTGTGGTAGTAGTTGTTACATACTTGAAACTTATATCATCTAATAAAGACCAATCATTTATGGTTATTGTAAAACTATCAATGAATGTTTCTAATGTTTCTCTAATGTTATATACAACATCTTCAAACATTGTTTGCACATTTGAATTACTTTGCCCCTCCAAAACATTTACTTGAGTTGTTTCATCAGTATGCGTATAGGTTACTGTTCCATCATTATTTAAAGCACCTATGCGAAAACCTACCTCATAAATATCATGCTCATCAGGTAGATCAAATGTATAATCTTCACTATTATCCCCATGCCTCTGATAGTGTAAATTCATGTGGAAATCTGTCATTCCACAACAAAACCAATTACCATTGCTATGAATGTCATCAATCTGTATGTTGTTCTCTATTTCGTTTCCCTGACTATCTATCTCATCTTCTGGCAAAACAATATCTGTTGATTGTTCCCATGTTTCAGGAACAGTTGTTGTAGTTGTTGATAGATCGGGAATCGTTGTAGTTGTAGTAGTTGTAGTAGTTGTAGTTGTTTCAACTGATTCATCAGGAATAGTTGTAGTTGTGGTAGTTGTTGTACCATCAAATGTTTCTATCTCTTCTACTTCTCCCGGTATCGTAGTTGTTGTTGTAGTGGTAGTAGTAGTAGTTGTAGTTGTTGTATTATCTTCTTCTGCTATTACAGGTGTGGGAAATATTAAAAATAATGCAAATACAATTCTTGCAAGTTTATTTATGAGTTTTACTCTCCATCTTTATCCACCAGAACAACAGCCCTGCCCACAACAGTCCATATTATCCTCCATCACATCATTGACCTAAGAAGAACAGCAAATGATATGATTACGCCCATGTAACTGAAAAACTCTGTTTTAGAAACTTTACTATTCGTTTTTTCGTGTAATTCATCAATACGCTGATTGATCTCACGCTGCCCCTGAATCACAAGCATAATCATTTCTTTCGTTGTCATTCCATTATTTTCTAGCATATTTCTAATGTACTTCAAAGACAAGATATTCTGAAATCTTGAGTTTGTTTTTGTTTATGTGCTCTTCAATCATGTAACTTGTTGCACCATACTTCTTATTTATCTTGAATAAAATTTTTCCATATCGCCAAATAATATCTTGTGTTTCTGGCATTAAGAAATCTGTACCGGGCTCAACAAATCTTACTTCTTGATGCTTTTTAAATTGGAAAGTTGCCATCATTGTAGTAGTGCATTCGCTTTGCAGCTTTCCTGTATTCAGATTCTCTGATCGCTTTACCAAGCAATCTATCTTCTTCTTTTTTCAGTTCTACTACCACAGCATACAATAAAGCAACTAGATCATCATAAGCTAGATCCCAAAGGATTTGATTACTGTTTTCTGTTTCTGTAAGTACATTAAATAAATCTTTGTATGTATAAACAATGTGCCATCTTGAATCAACATTCTTAATTTTTACATCAAACTCAACTCCACCATAATGATTCTGGAATAAGTGATGTTCAGCCAAAGAATCTATTTCGTATCTACTGTATATTCTGTTCCATAATCCAATATCTTTGAGATGTTTTTTTACAATCTCAAAGCCTTTGTTTATGTCATCAGAATAAGGTATTGCGTTCATAATCAGGCATCTCTCTGCTCAATTTGTACATGAATAACCTGTGGTCGTGCATATCGCATTTTTTTCCCTGTATCTCTATCTTGAATCCATTATAATTATCATGTTTGATTTCGCTTATTCTTTGTGCATAATCTTTTATAAAGTGATCTCGCAAGAAAACAGAGCTACATACCCAATTATCCTCATTTCGTAAGAGAATATTTTTTATTGTTTCTCTATCTGTCATATCTCCCCCAACAATGTTTAGAACTATTCCAATGATGCCAACCATCATATTTAGACAACCACCGAGCAGCTTTTACATTTGTGTATGGATCATACATATCAAGATCTCTCTTATAAATATCATCCTCAAGCCATTTTTCAGTATTATTATTAAATTGAAACAATCCCTGATCTATTGATCCATCTTTATTGTACCCTGTTGCATTTGCATACCCAGATGATTCACAAAAAAGAATAGTAAGTGCAAGAGCAGAATCATCTGTGAACATTTCGCTAACTAAAGGTATCCACTCCTGCACTTCCTCTATTATCTCGCATTGTTGAACAACAGTTGGTATGTCATTGGGCTGGTATATATGAAAGTTCAACTGTGCCAACAATGAACAAGATAAAAGTAAATCAATCATATTTTATCGTTTTTTATCAACCACCATGCAAGATAATTTACACCTAAAACAATCAATAATACAAAAATAACATCCATCATTCTTCTTCTTGTTTTTTTACAAACATCTCACTCTTTACTTTCCAATTTGGATGAATATATTTTTTATCCTCATTGAACATTTTATACGCTTGAACTACATCTTTTGCAAGATATGATCTTTCTAGTACAAGAATCATTTTGTGTTTTTTTGGTTTCATAATGCCCACTCCAAAAAATATCTTTTATGTTTTCTAGGTGTACCATCACGATTGAGTGTTGCTCTTGTCATACCATCTTGACAATCACAATCCTCTTTCCAAATATCCAAATGTTCATTTTTAGTAAGAACATAGATCTGCTGCCTTACTCTTTTAACATTTGGATCTAAAGAGCAAATCTCGCCCTCAAGTTCTAAGACTGATCTAACTTTCTGTAAATCTGTTAATTTATTGTTATATATAAACAGTTTCAACCTCCTTATTTTTATATATTATCTTCTTTACTCTTCTCTACTCTACTCTACTCTGTATCATCACATGTTTGTTACAGTTATGTAACAGTAACGCAACGCTAACATTACTCAACAATGTCATGCCCATGTAAGTCTTTCATTAACTTTTTGTATTTCTTTTGAGATTCTTCCTC